GGAGGATGACTTCTCCGACCTGGAGCGCGACAACGAGGACGAGAAACCTGCTCGTGGGCGCCGTGACCGTGGAGGTGAGGAGGAACGCCCGCGCGTGCGCAGCAAGGACCAGGAGGAACAGGAAGAGCGCGAGGAACGGGAGGACAGGGGCAGCCGGCGCCGCCGGTAATTGAGGGATAGCATGGACAACCTCCGTCAAATGCTGTTAGCGAAACGAAGCAGGGTTTCTTTTGATCGTGCTCTCTCTTCCGGGAGCACGATGTTGAACCTTGCTTGCACGGACCGACCAGACGTCGCGTTCCTGCCAGGTGGTTACTACTACCTCGTGGGAGACTCTGCATCTGGAAAGACGTGGTTGACGCTAGGGTGTTTGGCGGAGGCGTCCATCAATCCCAACTTCGACAAGTACCGCCTCATTTACGACGACGTGGAGGACGGGGCCCTTATGGACGTTGAGAAGTATTTTGGCAAGGAACTAGCCAGGCGTCTCGAACCACCCAGGGTAAGCAAAAAGGGACGTCCCATTTACAGCGATGAAGTGGAGGACTTCTACTACCACATCGATGATGCCCTCGAGGTGGGCAAGCCCTTTATCTACATCTTGGACTCCCAGGATGGGTTGAACTCCAATGCGCAGCGCCGCAAGTTTGAGGAGCAGAAAGCCGCTGCGCGCAAGGGCAAAGAAGCAGCCGGCAGCTATGGCGACGGCAAAGCCAAGTATCACAGCGAGCACTTGCGCCAAGTGGTGGGAGAGCTGCGCCACACTGGCAGTATTTTGATTATCACCGGGCAGACGCGCGACAATGTGTCAAGGATTGGCTTTGACAAGAAGACGCGCAGCGGTGGCAAGTCCCTCCGGTTTTACGCCCACTTAGAGATTTGGACCTCTGTGCATCACAAGATTAAGCAGCGCATCTTGGGCAAGGAGCGGACGGTGGGCAATGAATGCCTAGCTGAGGTGCGCAAGAACCGCGTTACTGGAAAGATTGGCAAGGACAGGGCAGTGACTCTTCCCATCTATCCAGGGTTGGGGATTGATGACATTGGGTCCTGTGTAGGTTTCCTGATCGACGAGGGGCACTGGTCCAAAGTGAAGCAGCCCAAGCAGTCCGGTGACGAAGATAGACAGGACAGGGCAAAGCCCATTTATGAGGCCAAAGAAGTGCTCCTCAAAGGCACGTTGGAGCAGATTATTGCTGCGATTGAGGAGGATGGGCTGGAGGACAAGGTGAGGGAAACAGCTGGGAAGGTCTGGGCTGAGATTGAAGCCCAGTGTGTCCCGCAACGCAAGAAAAGGTACGAATGAAAACAGCGGAAGAGTGGTTGAACGATAAGCAGTTTTGCCAGAGGACCAGTCCTAATACTGGCAACTTTACCGTGTATGGTATTGAAGCTATTCAACAGGATGTTCTGTCTGCAGGTAGGGTGATGAAAGTGGCGTCAAAGGACGGCCTGGTTACGGTGGGGCAGTTAAAGGCAGCTCTGCGAAAGGTTCCTGATAATTACGAGGTGGTAGGAAGTGTGATGAATTGCGCGGCTAATATCAGGGCTGTGGTTGTACACATGAACGAACCATTGGTGTGTCTTTACGATGCAGACAAAAGGAGAAAGCAGGCATGAAGCATTTTAAGGCACTGGTTGAGGGTGTGTTGATAATCATGGGATTACTGGTGCTTGGTGGTGCCGGTTGTTTGTTGATAGAGTTTATTTGCTGGTTGCCTGCGCCCTTCCAGGGGCTAGCGGTGCTCGTCTTGCTGTTGATAATAGCCTACGTGATCGGGAGATTCCTCGAATGAGATACTTTTGGGCAGTAGTTGGAGCGAATTTGGTTTCGATGCTGGCGGTCGGCGGGGCCATTTGGTTGATGTATTTGGGCCGCGATGGATGGGGCTGGTTGCTGTTTATCGCGCTCTGCTGTGCCACAACACTGAAGATGGGAAACATCAAATGAAAGAAGGCTTCTTCCCTCCGTCCCAAGTTAAGAATGAGGCTGCTGACGCACCGTGGCGCAAGTCAGAGATGGACAGGATGCTGGACCTCTACTTTAACGGCGCCCATCCCGATCGTATTGCTCACGAGCTAAAGCGCAATCCCAAAGCAGTGAAGCGCCGGCTTGAGCAGTTCACTTACAACGAGCGCAGCTGGGCGGAGCGGTATGAGCCCTACAATCGTGTCAGCCGGAAGGGGAAGCGATTCACACAGAACGAAACGCTTATTATCAAAGCACACCAGGAGCGCGATGTTCCGGTTGCGGCTACTGCGCGTTTGTTGTCACGCAGTTTGGAAGAGCTGACGCTGGAGGTTCCAATGGAATTAGCCCGGTGCAAAGCTGTGCATGTGGCGCCGACACTGGACGTGATTTGGGCCCATCGCTGGTTGTACTTCCTGCGCAAGACTCCAATCATCTCGGATGCTGCTTACGATGCCCTGGTGCAGGAGGAGGTTGAATACTCCGGGAGTGCAGCGTTTGAACGAATTAAGCTCTTTCGGAATTTCGGGCCGGGTTACATTCGCGACTTGGCGCTGTACATGCACGGGAAGTATCAAGCGCAACTGGAAAGGATCACAGGAGCATGAAGCGTAGGTTGATGTTGATTGTAATGGTGGTGATGGGCTTCACGGGGCTGGCAACGCTATTGAAGCGGTTGCACGAACTGCGTGCCCGCTGTAGTGGTGTGGTTTATTGCCATCGGTGCTTCTTTTATGCGGAGGACTTTGACAGGGTGCATTGGCATTTCACACCGTATGCTGACGGCTCTTACTGCTTCTTCCTGTGTGAGCATTGTTGGGAGGCGTTGGGGACACCAGAGAACAGGCTTCCTTATTACCAGAACGCCATGGAAGTCTACAACTGGTCGCCAGAGAAACGCCCGCTGGTAGAAAAAGCGGTGTTGGAGGGAAAATGAATACGGTAACCACAGACTTGACTAAAGAAGTGCTGGACTCAGAACTGTGCAACGCTCTGCGCCGGCTGGTTAAGGCTTCTTTGGAAGCGGTGAGGACAGAGCAGCAGGCGGTTCCGTTCATCAAAGCCAAGGAGGCAGCGGCAGAGGAACTGAGCAGCGCTCAATCAGCAGCAGTAAAGTTAATCGGGAGTGAGGACCTGTTCTTTGAACAGAACGGCCACATTTACCGCATCAGCAGATACGGTACTGTGAGCGCGTGCCGATTGGTGTCCCTATGAGCCAACCCTGGCTAATCATCGATTCCCATTACCTCTGCCACCGCGCTTTTCACACGACGCGCGGTTTGTCGCACAAGGGCATTGCTACTGGGGTGATGTTTGGATTCCTCAAAGGTATTGCCGGGTTCAAAGACCAGTTTGATACGGACAAGGTGGCATTCTGCTTTGAGCACCCGGTGCTGCACCGTCGAGAACACTTCTCAGACTACAAAGTCCGACGGATAGCAAAGGACATCTCGCATCAGGACACCCAGGCCCGGATTGAGCTGCGGGAGCAGATTGACAAGCTGCGCACCGAGTATCTCCCAAAGATTGGGTTCAAGAACGTGCTTTGCGCCTATGGGATGGAGAGTGACGATTTAATGGCGGCTTTGGCTTATGCACTGCGCTTGGATAATTCGGAGTGCATTTTGATTACCGCGGACTCCGACCTGTATCAATGCCTGCGGGATGGGATCAGCATCTACTCTCCAGCCAAGCAAAAGCTGCTTACCAAGACCTGGTTCCAGCGCGAGTATGGCTTCCACCCTAGCAAGTGGGCCGTTGTGAAGGCTGTGGCTGGGTGCAAGAGCGATGGGGTGCCTGGTATCCCAGGGGTAGGCGAGATTACTGCCTGCAAATACGTGCGGGGAGAGCTGCTTCCAAATACGCCACTGCATCGGTTCATTACCAGCGACACAAACAGGAAGCTCGTTTGTAGGAACCGGACGCTGGTCCAGTTGCCCTTTGTCGGGTGCCCAACTCCTGAGCTGCACGAGGATACGATTTCTGTGGAGGGCTGGCGCGAGGTGTGCGCGCAGCTTGGGATGAAGTCCTTAGCCGGACGCCCTCCAGTAGCAAGCAGAAGAAGCGTTCCTGGCAATTCCGCCAGAACAGAAACAAGAGGAAAGTAATGCACTATAGAAACGGCCGTGAGGCCAAAAACGGCGACCATGTTATTGCTCCGGTGTGGCGCGGGGCCAACCGCCCAGAACCAACGGCTGGTGTGGTTCACCAGTTGAGTCCAGCTGCAATGCCGTGTTGGTGTACCCCATTATTGGGGGCACTGCCTCGGTTTGCGTGACTGTGGGAGAGTGTCTCCATGCGGAGGATGCGTTCAACGTGGTTGCCGCGCCAGCGAGTTGGGCAGAACCTCCGGCAGCTGGATAAAAACGATATGGGTAAGGGTTCTTCTTACGAGCGGGAAATCTGCAAGCAACTGTCCAAGTGGTGGACAGATGGAAGCCGAGATGACGTCTTTTGGAGATCGTCGCAATCCGGTGGGCGTGCAACCCAACGGGCCAAGCATGGACTCCGTACCTACGGCGCTTATGGGGACATTGCTGCGGTGGACCCAATAGGAGAACCCTTGCTCAAACTGTTCACGATTGAGCTAAAGCGTGGGCGTTCGCACGGGTGCCCAAACGATTTGCTGGACTGCCGGCCCTCCACTGTGGCAAAGCCCTTTGAGTGCGCGCTGGTGCAAGCCATCGATGCGAGCAAGCGGGCCCAGAGCCGTTACTG